ATCTTTCGGTAGTTTTACTCCATTAGAAAGTCAAAAAATTGTGGACCCTATAGATTTCGGAAACTATGTTCCGGGTTCTTTACCGAACGATGGGTCGGGGGTTACTTTATTACAAAGTAATCAATTGTATCCAAATGAGTGGGCATTATTGAGAGAAACCGTTGGATTCTCAACCATACCTGGTTTACAGTATTCAACAAGTGGTTCTTACTATACAGATTTCTTCTCGGTATTCAATGTTGCATTCACTGAGGCAAATATTACTGCATTGTCACAAGTTATTAAAATGTATGGTAGTGCAAAATTAGCGGACAATACGTTGACAAGTACTCAGTTCTTAACACAATTTAGTGATTTCATTACATTACAAGAAAAATTCCAATTCAATGTAATGAACCACACATTTATCCAACTAAATAAAAATCTACCAAATGTGACAGAGAACCGAGTAAGTAGAAAAATTTCTTCTATTGATGGTGATGTTGCTAAATTAGAGTTATGGGAAACTTTTAAAAATTTGAATGATAAATGGATTGCGGGTGGTGACTTTCAAACAAAAACATTATTTGAAGACTTTTTGTTTTTGGATAGAGCGAACAGAGATATAGGTGATAAAATAATTGTGGATGTTATTTCTTTGTTGGGTTATCTACAGAGCCAAACTGCTAATTTTTCAATTTATAGTTTGATAGGTGAGTTGTTAGGTAAGAATAATTTCATATTTATGGCTCTACCCGCTTACGTCAATTTTTATGGAATTCAGGATGCTCAAAAAACTAATGGTAGAACTTTAGATCCTGAAATTGCGAACTCTGCTTTTGGTACGTTTTTGAATGTTGATTACCAAAAATCCAAGCCGAAGTTTTTGTGTATGTATGTTGGTAAACCATCAGAACACTTAGATTTAAAAGAAAATCAAAGTGTTAGATATCAAACCGACACCTTTGATTTAAGAAGAGGGGTTGCGAATCCTTTAGTTGAAAGTCAACAAGATAAAACGGATTGGGCGTTTTCAAACAAAGTTGTAGGTTTCAATTTGGATTTTGGTATTAGAAATCAAAATATGTTTCAGTCTATTAGTTTGAATCAAAACCAATACAAAAATACTGCGGAAAGTTTCCAACAACTTGTCAATATTGGTAATCAGGCTAGTGGAGATAAAGTAGCTCAACAATCACAATCTTTATATAACGTTTACAGGACTAGAAGTTACACTTGTGATGTTGTATCAATGGGTAATGTTATGATTCAACCAACAATGTATTTTAATTTAAGGCACGTTCCTATGTTCACGGGACCATACCTAATTACTAATGTATCACACACTATTAATGAAAATGGATTTAATACAAACTTTTCTGGTGTAAGAGTACCTATTTATTCTTTCCCATACATAGATAAGCTTGTAATGAGTTTAAACAAAGATTTGTTAAAGAGATACAGAGAACAAGTACGTAAGAAGTCCTCAGTGTCAGCCTCAAGTCCTAATGCGAGTAACACTTCTAACAGTGGAACTACAAATAATAACACCACAGCAATGGGTGTTAACAACCCGTGTTTAGAATTAACAAAGTATGAACAACTTCCTTTTGTTGATAGAGAAACAACATCGACTTCAAGAAGAAACCTAAAGAATTATTTAGACACTATCGACACTCTAAATGTTAGCCCTGATTTCAAGGCGTATGTATATGGAGTTGCAAGTTTGGAAAGTGGGGCTATGAGTAATCAATCTATTCAGTCAACCAACAATAACTTATTTGGAATTCTAACACAAATAACTTGGGCTGGTAGTGTTAGTAGTTTTATTGACAATCAAGTTTGTGTACAAACACAAGATGGAAAAACGGCACCGATGGCGGCGTTTGATAGTTTTACTAATTCGGTTGACTTCTTTGTTTCTTTTAACAAAAGTTTCATTCCTGTGTTGGAAAAAATGGTATCAATAAACGTGAATGTGAACATTGCGGTTTCTAAATCTAAGGCATTAACACAATTATACTTCGCAACTTGGTACAACGACTACGGATATGGTAAGACCGCACAACAAATTGTTGATTTGGTAAATTCTAAGATTGGTACTGAAATAACACAAAGTGAATTCGATAGAATCCAAAGTATATTCAATAACTCATTAATATACACTAATTGATTATTTAGTGGTTATGTTATATTTATAAGAAAAAAGTTTTATGAACTTAAAAGCATTATTAGACAATTATCTTCAAAAAGATAGTAGAATTTCTGAAAGACAAATTTCACAAGAATATAAGGAAGTTTGTGATTTAGACACGGGTGACTGTTATACAGTCAGAATGAAAGACGGACTTATCGAAAGAGTAGATAACTCTATGAAAATAAACAGAACACTAAGAGTTGAAACACCACACGGAGTTAAAACTCTTTTGAATGGTTAATACAAAACAAAATGAAAGTAGACGAAAGAATTATTTCTGAAATTACAAGATATAATGAAATCAATCAGTATATCATTAAAGAACAAGAAGATGTAACTACCGATCCGGCAGTTGAGACACCACCATTGGATGATACCGCTGCTGACCTTTCGGCTGAAGAAGTACCTGAACCTGTTGACGTTGAAAATGATCCTGATGTTGATGTTGTTGACAACTCTGCAGAATCTATTGAAGATACAGGAACTGAAGAATTAGATATTACTGATTTAGTTTCTACCCAAAACAAGGTTGCTGAAAAACAAGATGAGTATATGAATATGATGATATCTAAGTTGGAAGATTTAGAAAATAAACTTTCGGCTATGGATTCTATTTTTGATAAAATCAATTCATTAGAGACTAAAATTGAAAAATATAGAGAAAAGACTCCTGAGGAGAAGTTACACTTAAGAAGTTTGGATTCATATCCATACAATCAGAAGTTGACTGACTTTTTTGTTGACAAACAAGACGATATGGAGAAAACAGGTAAGAACGAATATGTTTTAACTGACGAAGATGTTGAAAGTTTTTCACCAAATGAAATAAAGAAGACATTCAACAATTACCTTCAAGACAAGGACAAACAATACTAGTGTGTCAAATATAACATATGAAAGTCCCACCAACGTGGGACTTTTTTATTTTGAAGTAGTTTGACAAATCTTACTTATTCACTTATACTTTAGTCACGATAAAAGAGTAATAATTATGGCAAATTCAAGTTTAGATGCGGTACTAGCTCAGTATGAGAAGAATACCACACGATTCGACTCTGGTAACCAGATGTCACAAGAGGAACGTATGAAGAAATACTTCACTACGATTCTAGATAAGAACAACAAATCAGGACAAAAAAGAGTTCGTATCCTCCCAACCAAGGATGGTTCATCTCCTTTCGTTGAGGTTTGGTATCACGAAATTCAAGTGAATGGACAATGGGTAAAACTATACGACCCAGGTAAAAATGATAACGAGCGTTCACCTCTTACTGAGGTATACGAAGCACTTATCTCTACAGGTAAGGAGTCTGATAAAGAATTGGCTCGTCAGTACAAACCCCGTAAATTTTACATCGTAAAGGTTGTTGACCGCGACGCTGAAGATGATGGTGTTAAATTTTGGAGATTTAAAGACAACTACAAACAAGAAGGTATTCTTGATAAAATCATCCCCATTTGGAGAGCTAAAGGTGATGTGACTGACCCTGAGAATGGTCGTGACCTTATCATCGAACTTACTAAGGCTAAGACTCCTGCAGGTAAAGAATACACAGTAGTTCAGACTATTATGTATGATGACCCTACCCCTCTTCACACCGACAAGGACTTGATGAAAGAGTGGTTGGAAGATGAAATGACTTGGGCAACAGTTTACTCGAAAAAACCTGTTGAATACTTGGAAGCTATCGCTCGTGGTGAGACTCCAATTTGGGATAGTGAAACCAAGAAATACATTTACGGAGACGATGTAGAGATTAGTATGGGTGGTGGTTCAGACTCAAAACAAATCGTGGACCCTCAAGCAAATGCTGAGGTAGACGAGGACCTCCCGTTCTAATAACAGGAGGGGGAAACCCCTCCTTTTTTTCTTACTTTTAAAAAACTATTAACTATGAACAAAAGACTTTATGATGCCTTGATTAAGAAATACGAGGCTCAAATTGCGGAAGGTGAGGCGACACTCGAAATCTATTTCACTAACTCTGTTGGTATTGGAGAACATCCACAACATTTGGAGGAGATGGACAAGTATGTTACTATGATTACAGATGCACAGGACAAGAAAGATACTCTTGAGCAACTTTACAAATACAACAGTATACAATGGCGTTAAAGAAAAAAGATTTCGGAGATATTAAGAAGAAGTTTTCAACTTCTGCAAAATACAAACCACAAAGGTTTTTTGACTTGGGTCAAGATTTCCTTGATGCTGTTGGACTACCTGGTCCAGGTATTGGTCACTTGAATATGTTCTTGGGACACTCTGATACTGGTAAGACTACGGCACTTATCAAGACTGCGGTTGACGCTCAAAAGAAAGGTATTCTACCTGTCTTTATTATTACTGAGCAGAAGTGGAGTTTTGAACACGCAAGACTTATGGGTTTTGAGTGTGAGGAAGTTGTGGACCAAGAGACGGGAGAACTCGATTGGGATGGTTTCTTTATTTTCAACAACAATTTCGACTATATTGAACAGATTACAGATTATATTAATGAGTTGTTGGATGCACAAGAAAAGGGAGAACTCGAGTACGACCTTC